GTTGGTTTAGGTAAGAGGAAGAACGGATGAAGATAGATATATAACAATGTGTGGTTTTGAGGGTATATGCTTCAAAAGAAAAAGTTAAAGAAGATAAGCGCGAGTGGCTCAGTTGGTGGAGTACGACCTTGCCAAGGTCGGGGTCGCGGGTTCGAGTCCCGTCTCGCGCTCTTAAGAAAATGTAGTGTTTATGGGGGTTTCCGGGTTTCGGGAACCTTCATTTTGTTTACATAAATAAAAGCACTTAAAGTTTTTCCTTAAAGTTTTTGGGTAATTAGGGTATATCACGATATAGTCCTTTCCAGATTAACGTAGTTATTAATCAATTCTTTTTGCATTTCTGTATCAGATTGAGTATAAAACTGGATCAACGTCTTAGGACTGTTACCCATAACGGAAGAAATCAAAGCAGCATTAGGGCAACGGCGCATGTTGTTAGTTGCAAAGCTTGTACGGAAACCATATATGGTAATGTATGGAAGCTTCATTTCTCCCTTTGGAAGTGATCCGTGTTCTGTTTCATATTTTTCAATAATATTATTATGAGCAGTAAGAAGCCGCTTAAAAGCATTTGCGTATTGTTTTGGCTTTATGGGATTTCCATTCTGACTTACAAAAAGATAATCATTACCAGACCATGACTTATCTTCTAAGCGATTTTTCTTTTTCCATAAAAGCCGTCTATGCAACAGATCATAAAGGTGTTTTGGTATTGGCGGCTGTCTGTGGGATTGATGCGTCTTAAGGTTTGTTTCACATTCCCAATTATCATAACCTCTATCAAAGTCTATTAAAAAAGTTGGTTTGTTGCTTAAACAATTCTCAGTCAGGCCGCATACTTCACCAGGGCGTGCCCCAAGGAGTGCAGACAAACAGAACATAGGATAATAGTGTGATTCCACTATTTCAGGCAGTGTTAAAAAGTATGTGATTTCATCATCGGACCATGTGATTTTTTTACGTACTGGAACTGTGCACCTTGTAATACCTTCCATAGGGTTTTCTGATGAAGTTATACACTTAAGTGGTGAAACAGCATATCCAAAAAGATTAGACAAAATATTGATACATTTATTAACGGTCCCAGGACTATGACTTTGCTTCATGAGATTTACATACTTTTGTACGTGGGTGGCATTGATTTTAGTTGTTGCTTTATCACCAAATACATCTTTTATATAATCATTATAAAATCTTTCATAAATTCTCCATGTGCTGTTAGCATATGTTGGCGGAGCAGTTGCATCATGCCAGATATCGAAAACTTCCTGCATCGTGGTCATGCGCTCTTTTTGCTTTCTTTTGACCTGTCCGGCCTCAATTGATCGCATGATATCAACTTCATCTTTAAGAGCATCCTTTTCCTTGCCTCTCATCGGTCCGGTTATGGATCTGTTTTCAACGGAATACCAGACATTGGCAAAATACCGAATAGTGGTTTTGCCTGTTTTCTTTGATGTGTAGCGTTGCTTCTGAACACTCATTACATCATTCCTCCATATATTATTTATTTTAGAGCATAAAAAATACACCTATACAGGCGCACGGAAAAATGATATAATATCTATGACCTTATATTATATCGGGACCATGCCCGTATAGTATCTTTAAGCCTTTGCGTAGCGAGCGCAGAGGCTTTTTTTTATTTAGAAAACATTGGAAAAAAATTCCAATATTAATAAATAAAATTCCACTTATAATTGAATGTACACCCAACCTTTTAAATAAGAAAGGCGGGGGTATTTATGAGTATAAAATACATTGCTTTGAATAGGAAAGATATATTTGCAATTTGCTATTGTAGCAGGAAATTAGTCTATTTTAATGTGAGTTTCACGGGGGAAAAACAGCTTTATATTTATATGTAATATATAAATAAAAAGGTTGGGTGTGAACTTCACTTTATCCTATGTCTTTCTTATCTTTCATATCTATAACCGGATACATCTTTTCAAGCTCTTCCGGGGTGTCTGGTATATCATCAAATAAAGGATTTCGTTTCGGCTGGGGAAAGAATTTGTTTTTAAAATGATCAAATATTGCATTTCTTACCTCAGGGTCCAATTCAAAGTAAGTCTTAATAATCTCTTTTTCTAAATCGGTCCCACCTCTATCATTTATAAAGTTATCTAAACTGAATGCATTAGTTTCGAGGTTCTTAGGCTCTATGCCATTTCTCAACCAATTTTCGTTTAAATTACATATAGAACAAATAGCCTTAATGGTACTTTCAGCTACGGTAGATCCGGCTTGCTCCATATAGCTTACACCTGATTGTGTAATGCCTAATCGTGAAGCAAATTCTTTTTGATTCCATCCAGCTTCTTTTCTCAATTGCTTTATGCGCTCGTTAATATTCAAAAGTCAACACCTCCTTTATCTAAATAGAATAATAACAGTCACTTGTAAAAAAGTCAAGTGAAATGAATAAAAAGTATTGACAATTACAAGTAAGTGTTATAATATGGTCATATAAAACAAGTGAGTGATATTTGTAAAGTAATTACTTGTAGAAAAGAAAGGAGGAATACAAATATGGCAGAAGGAAACAAACTGGAAGTAATCGAAGGAACCAAAATGGAGATCATGCTTCCACGGGCAAACAAGGCGGAAGCAGAAGAGCTGGCGGAATTTTTGGCGAACATGACAGTAGCCGGGCAGCAAGACTTTTTAAATTTCGTCCGTGGTGCTAATTTCGCAAAACGGCTGTTGGCCTGATGCATAAGGCAGCCAGGGCAGCAGGACCGTACATTGAAAATTGAGAGGACGGAGGTAAGAGGAATGCCGGAAGAATTACAGGTATTACATAAAGAAATAGCAGCCATTAAAGACGAACTGGTACAATTAGAAGCCAGAAGTCAAGAACGTTTCGTAAGCTCGGCAGAACTGGCGGAAATTATGGGGTGTTCAAGGAAGACCGTATGTTTAAAAATTCAGTCTGGAGAGATTTATGTCACTAGGAAGTTAGGAGATCCCAGGATACCGATGAGCCAATTTTATAAATCTGATCCTATAGATTTGATTAAACGTAAGCCGGAGAAGCTGCGAAAGGTATCCGGTGGGGAGTCCATAAAAGAACTTGTTTTCGGAAAAGGATAACAAGATATGTTATGTAAACTAAAAGTAATATATTGCAAAGTTAAAAGAAAAATGCACCTGTCGTTACGGGAATAACGATAGGTGCAAAACTTTAATGCACAGTGTAAAAATCTTACATTTTTATTATATGCTGTGCGTGTGAAAAAGTCAATAAAATCAATGGTTTAATAAACATTTTCTAAACCGATAAAGGGATTAAACTTAGCTGGATTTTATTGGAAGGTTAGGAGAAGCATATGCACAGATATAAGCAGATTGAATATAAAGCAGGAATTACAATTGAAGTGGTTAAGTGTATTCCTAAGGGGTGCAGGGAGGGGCAGAGAAAGACTACACCGGAGGAAATAGCAGTATCCAATATGAGGCAGGTGGCTAGGAAGTTAACAAGAAAGATTAATGCCAACTTTAAGCCGGGTGATTGGCATGTAGTGCTCATGTATAAGAGAGACAGGAGGCCAGACCCAAAACAGGCACAAAGGAATATTAAAAAGCTACTTGAAGGGTTAAGGGACCTGTATAAAAAGAACGGATTTGTATTGAAATATGTTCATGCAACGGAGTACTTGAACAAAGCAATCCATCATCATCTTATCATAAACAATATAAATGATGGAAAAAGAACCACAACGGAGTACATAAGGGAATTATGGAAGGGTGACGAAAAAGGGAGCAAACATTTTATACCGCTTTACGAAGATGGTGAGTATAAAAGGCTAGCGGAGTATATCATCAAGGAAACAGAAAAGACATTTCGGGATAAAAATAGTCCGGTACGGCAGAGGTATTCATGTTCTCGTAACTTAATAGATCCTAAACCACAGAGCCGGATCAGGGAAACAAAAACGCATTGGAAGATGGAACCAAAGCCAAGACCGGGATATTACATAGATCATGATAGCCTATATAACGGGACGGATAAACTCGGGTATCCATATCAGCGGTATGTAATGATCAAACTAAATCCAACAGATGATGATTGGGAACCTTGCGTAGAATTTCCGCCAGATACAGGCGATTAAGGAGGGAGAAGTGCCAGCGCCAGCAGGATTAACACCAGAATTAACAGAAGCTTGGGGAAATGCATGGTCATATGATGGCCGTCCTCCAGGAAAATATATCGGTTCAGTAAAACAGGGAACCAGAACTTTTTATTTTTATAAGCACGGGAATGACTATTATTATGAAAATGATTATGATCGTGAAATGAGAGAACAGCAGAGAGAAAGGAGACGAAACCGTGAACGCAGGGTGGGTAAAACCGATTCTTAGGATAAAAGATGTGGAAAAATTAAGGGAAACTGTAAAAGTTGGGGATAAGATCACCCTTAAGCCAACAATGGAGAAAGTAGTAATTATTGAAAAGTTTCCATATCTGCTACGTATTGAAAATCTAAAATGGACGCAAAGGGAAATAAGAACTATATCGTATAAAGAGCTTCTTTTCAACAACATGGGCCTTATCTATAACAGGGAGGAGAAGGAATGAGCAGAGGAAACAGGTTAAGAAGTGAAGCAACAGAACAAGAGCATGTAGTTTCATGGTGCCTCCACCGTGAGGGCATGTACCCGGATCTCAAATGGATTCACCATTGCCCGAATGGAGGCAGCAGGCAGAAGTCAGAGGCGTACAGACTGAAAGCCCAGGGGGTAAAAGCCGGAGTACCGGATTTGAATTTACCAGTGCCAAAAGGGTCCTATATCGGTCTGTACATAGAAATGAAATATGATGATGGGACCATAGAACCTTCACAGAAGGAATGGATTAAGGCCATGAAGGCAGCAGGACACTTTGCTTGTGTATGTTACGGCTTTGATTATGCGATAAAGGTTATAGAAGAATATGTGAATCTGCTGCCTGATCAGACCATGAGCTATGAAAATGGGATCGTTTTAAAAGACCGGAAACGGGGAAAGGAGGTTGTTCTATGATAATAATTAGCATTGGAAATCTTAAGGGAGGCGTTGGAAAGAGCTTTACTGCTGCGCAGATGGGATACCAGTTAACGCAGAAACACGATGCAACGGCCCTTCTATTGGAGAATGATAAACAGGGGAATTTAGCTAAGTTTTTTGGAACATACAACAGAAATGGCATCTGCCCGGCCGCAAAGCTGTTAATGGGATTAAACACCGCAGAAGAGGTAATACAGGAAACAGACTATCCAGGACTTGATATTATCAGTGCAAACATGAGCCTCCTCACAGCAAGCATGGATTTGCAACAGGATATGACAGAAGAACAGTGCCGTAGGTTTGAAAGCCTAAAGTACGCAGTAAACAAAAAGGGCCGTCCATATGATTATGTGATTATCGACAATCCGCCTGATATTGGTCTGAATGTCATTAATGCTCTTGCCATAACAAACGATGTGATCGTACCCATAAAAATAGATCAATGGGCATTAGAGGGTATGGATATAATGACCGGGCAAATATCACAAATGAAAGCGATAAATCCAGATATTCGTTTTATGGGTGCTTTGGTGACAATGTATAAGAATAACGTCACCAATGCTGCAGGGGTGGAATGGCTAAAAAAGCATGATGTAAAATTGTTTGATACATTTATCAGGTACAGTGACAAAGCAGCAGAAAGTACCTTATTCCAGAAACCTATACAGGAATACAGCCCACGGAGCGGTACGGCCAGAAGTTACAGGCAATTTGTACAGGAGTACATTGAAAAAATTGAATTAGAAAGACTTCTGGAGGTGTGATGATGGGGATATCAGGAGAATTTTCTTTCCTCGACATGGTGAATAGCGCTACGAGGGGAAAGACAGGAGTAAGTACAAAGGATTATACAGAAATATGGTTAAGCCCTTATGAGGTAAAGGAAGCACCCAAGAATACACGCCAGGAATACAAAAACATTGATGCCTTGGCGGATGCGTTCCTTCTGGTGGGGCAGGAACAACCCACAGTACTGGCAAGGGTAAACGGGGAATATCGGATTGTGGACGGACATAGACGGAACCGGGCAAATATCCTCCTGATAGAAAGAGGTAATGAGCAGTTTAATAAGGTTCGGTATTTTTACAAGGATATGACGGAGAACATGTATGAATTATCCTTACTAGCTGGGAATGGATTCACTCAGGATTTAACGTCGTATGAAAAAACAGAACTAGCGGGCAGATTAAAAAAGGTTCTGGAAAAGATGAGGGAAACCGAAGAGATTGAGATAAAAGGAACAATTCGAGATATTATCGGAAATTATATTGGTGAAAAACCCACTCAGATGGCGAGAATAGAAAAAATCAATAACGGTTTGAAGGGGGAAGCAAAGGAGCAGTTTAGAGAAGGGAATATGGGAATATCCGCGGCTTATGAAACTGCAAAGCTACCAGAAGAAGAACAAAAAAAGATAGCTGAAAAGGTAGCAAGCCAGGAAGGAATTAAGGCAAAGGAAATAGCTGCTCTGGTAAAGGAACGCAAGGAGGCAGAAAAACAGAATAAAAAAGCGGAAGAGTTTGCAAAGCAAGCGGAAAAGTCATTAAAGGAAGCCCGGAAATCAGAAATAGGAGCAGCACAGGCCAGCCTGCACGCAGAACGGGCAGCAGAAAACGCAGACCAGAGCGCCGGGATGATAATTGGAATGAATCCGCCTATTATGTCCGATTCGGACACCGTAGAAAATGGAGAGCAAACACCGGAGGAGATCAAACAGGAAACAATTTTCACTTTGCAGCAGCTTTTGATTCAGGCTGGAAAAATCACATACAATGAGTTGCTTGTTTTGCAGGACATATTGATGAATTGTAACAATAGGGGGGAGTAGGCCGGAGGGGGCGGCAGAACATCACGTACAAAGGAGAAGGGGCATGAAAGAGAAGATTATCAATGAGATTTTGATGCAGATGGAACCGCATATCAGCACCGAAACATTAAGGATACTTGAAACAGTAATTATAAAGGCTTTGTATTATGTGGAGGTAGTTAAAAAGGAAACCGAACTTTCTACAGAAATGGACGATAACATGTATCTATTGCAGTTGTTTGAAATGAACGTCAAGAAAGACGGCTTAAGCGAAAAGACTATACGGGCCTATATGGGGGCCATGCGTAACATGCTATGCGTTACTGACAAAAATATCCGGCATATTACCTCAGTAGATATCAAGTACTATCTGGATCTATACACAGGGAAAGGTAACAATGTCAGGACCGTAAATAATGAGAGACGCTTCCTTTCAGCCGTTTTCACATGGTTCAGGAAACATGGGATCATCAATACAAACCCGGTAGAAGCTGTACCGATCAAAAAGGAGCGTAAGCCGCCTATTGACTACCTTAAAGGTGCTGAGATTGAGAAGTTAAGGACGGATTGCGAGGAGCCGAGAGAACGCGCATTGATGGAGTTTCTATTGAGTACAGGGGCAAGAATCGGGGAAGTACCGCAAATTAGGAGACATGACATTGATTGGAGTACCGGAGAAATCATAATCTATGCACGTAAAACCTCTGATTATCGGATCGTTTACCTTAATGATGTAGCAATGGTGCACCTGGAAAGATATCTAGATTCTAGGGAGGATAACAGCGAGGCATTATTTGCTGGAGTGAGGGCACCTTACAATGCAGTACATGAGGACGGCTTAAGGCTAATTGTTAAGCAGATCGGAGAAAAAGCAAAATTAAAGCGGAGAGTATACCCACATCTCTTTCGTAAAACCTTGGCTACAATGCTAAGGATGAAGGGCTGTTCTATCGAAGATATACAGCAGATTCTAGGGCATAAGAACCCGTCTACAACGCTTGGATTTTATGCGGCTGCAAATAAGGTGCATATAAAGCAAGTGCATGACCGATGTATGAGCGTTGGGGCTTAATATAAATTCTCATAAGAGATAGGGCGCAGATCCCGAAGCAACCACGTAAACAAACCGGTTTGTTGTAACTCGTCAACCAGTCTTTTGTAAGCGTATAAGTATAACGGAAAAAAGGAATCAATGTGTCACGACATTGCGAGGGGCAATAAAAGCCCCTCTTCCAAAAAATAATTAGGCAGCAGGGATTTTCATGCAGCCTTAATCAATAAAACACCTGTTTACAGGAGGATCAGGAATGATCAACAGGAGGTGAAACGTTGAGCAATCCATATATTTCAAATGATGAAGGGATAATAAGGTTTGACCTTTGTCGATTGGAAAAAAACAAAGAAAAACTCTGTAAATGCATGAATCCGCATTATGAAGTTGATACTGCCAATCGTATCATCACATGCACAGATTGCGGAGCGGTTGTTGATCCGTTCGAGGCATTGCTGGAGATTTGCAAGCACCAAGAACAATACATGGAATACCAAAGGAAAGCCATTGAAAAAGCAAAACTATACCGGGAAATTGCGGAAAAGGAATGGAGGCGGCGTTTTAAAAATGCTTGTTTCAAAGATATGGAAAGGCGTTATATTGACGGGCTGCATCCGGCTTGCCCGGAGTGCGGAGCGTTATTTGATCCAGTCAAAATAAAAAGCTGGAGCAGACCATATAGGCAGATGAGGCAGCAGGAGGGAAGCCATGAAGATTAAAAAAATAATTGCAGACAGGAAACCTTATTTTTGCGTTGAATGCCCTCTTAACAATTCCGGGATCAGAACACTTGAAAAAGGTGAATGTGGAAAATATGAAACTGTAATTGATGGAGCATGGAAAGTAGGCGGGAAAGTACCAGATGAAAGGTGTTTGTTTGAAATTGGGTAAACGCAGGTTTACCGGAGGAAGGAGAGAGCATGACAGATACAGAACATAAGCTTTTAAAGGCGTTCCCGAGAAGCTTTATAAGTGAGTTTGGCGAATTTATAGCACACGATAAAGCAAATGAGTACTTTATCCTGAAAAACTGTGCTGATGATTTAGATATTAAGTGTAAGGTGCTGGAATGGCTATCAAGAGGAGCGTGTAAAACCGCACCATTCAGGGCAAATAAAAAGAATGAGGCATTCAATAATTTCATGCTTTCAGATATCAATGAATTTCTTTGTACAGAATTTACACGGGAAGATATGCGTGATATTTATTCGACACTTGGTAATTGCGTGAACCATGAAAAGACTATTGAATTTATTGAAAGTGGCTATGATTTTGCAGTACTTAGCAGGGACAGGGCCGGGCGGCGGCAGGAAGGAGCTGGGAATGAACATTGATTTAAGCAGATTCAAGGTTGTATATGGTGAAAAGGTTCTTAATGTCATATCGTTGCAGGATATAAGGTTTGATGAAGATTGGGAAAAACACCAAGCGAACCTGATAAACAAGCCTAAATTCATCGCCATATTAGCAATAAATGAAGATGGGAACGTAATTGAGATACATGACGAGGCATGGATGTTCCAGTTTATACCGTTTGTGCAAAAGTAGGCTGCAAGGGCAGAAGGAGGGAGAATATCAGTGAATCCTATAGATTGGATAAAGAATGGTTCGGACTGTGAAAAGTGCAAGTGGTGCTGGGATTCCTGCACGAGCAATGAGAACGGGACGGAATGGGATTGTGGTTGTTACATAAAAGGGGATGCATTTGGTGACATACCTTGTAGACTGATTAATCCTTTTAAGTTCGTTGTTGGAACTTTGCGAAAGAAGAAGGAAACATATTATTTCGCTCATGAGTATGACGGGTTTGGCGAATGGTATGAAGAGGATCAGGCAAAAACTAAAGCAATGAGGGAAGCTTTAAAAAATAGTCTTGATGATCGTGTAATTACCTTTAAGGGCTTAGATAACACGCTGCATGAATGTAATTTAGATTCATTTTTAGATGATTTCACGTGGAAAGTAAGAGATAAATATGAATATGTGGCTCACCCATTCGATAACAAAAGCCTGCGGCAGGAGTGGAAAGAACTTATTGCTAAGACTTTGAATAGATTTATCGGGATTTTCAAACCGTATCTTTGTAAGTGAAACCCGTATTTGACGGAGTAGACCAGGAGGTAAATACCATGGATCAGCAATTAGAAAAAATACCGTTTATTAGATTTTTATATGCAGATGCCGAAGGAGTGCGAAAAATTTATGATGCAGATTGGCCTGACCAGTTTATAGCATACTTTACAGGTAAAGAGGTAACAGAAATAGGTGGATTCTTTATTATGGGATTTCCCCAATCAGTAAGGACACTGGAAGATGCGTTTAAAATTTGTAGAGGGTAATGCGTCCGGCGTGTCCGGCATTACATAACCTTCCGGCCTGACTGGCAGTGCCGGGGCCGGAGGGGGAAAGAGAGGATTACATGGGAATTGATATCATTTCAGTTTTTAATCCACCGAAAATAGAACTAAAATCTTGCCCGTTTTGCGGAGGTAAAGCTATATCCATATCGGTACCGGAGAATGGAGGCATATCAGGTGATACGGGAACCAGAGCCACAATTGTATGCGAAAGCCGAGAGTGCGGAGCAAAGATCGTAAAGTGGGCATTGAAAAAGGAGTGGGCCGAGGAATCAGTGGTAAAGGCTTGGAATAATCGAACAAATTAGGAATGGAGGGAAAACATGAATTGCATAAAGAACGGCAAGTTTACTGGAGATAGCTGCTTCGGGTGTGAGATCAAGGCTGATAATTGCGAGATAAGATATAAATTATTGTTTCGTCCGAGATGGATTCCGGTGTCTGAGCGGCTTCCAGAAGATCTAGTTAATCCAATTACACGTGATGCATATGTTTACCCGGTAACGGTAGACCTGGGTAGAGTAACAGATATTCGATATTATTCTTTCTGCCGAGGCCATTGGTATAATCAAGGACCAAAAAAAGTGGATAGTCTAGTGATTGCTTGGATGCCACTTCCAGAGCCATACAGCCCACAAAAATTAGGATTGTCCGGTGCAGCCGGGGAAAGGGATAATATGCTTGAATCGTTGTTATATCAATGCAAACACTGTGTCGGCGGCAAAGTGAACGAAATCGGAGAAACATTGGTGTTTTGTGAATTGACAGATCGCCTTGAAAATGTAACATTAGGAAATTGCCTTGGAAACTGTGAGGCACAAGAATATGTGGAGCCGGTCGAATTGGAATATGTCGCACCCAATGATATATGGAATGCATAAGGAGATAATTAGGATTTCCCGGAGTACCGGGAGAAAGAAGGTGGCAGAGTGAAAAATGCAGAAGTTATAGCAAACGATTTAATAACCGCCATTACAGAAGGTGACGATGAGCTTTTAGAATGTGTAAGTGATTATATAGCGTGTCCGAGCGAAAATGATTGCAAGTATGACGGAGGGAAGGATCATTCACCTTGTGTTGAATGTAAAACAAAATGGCTTAGGAAAGAATTTGAATAGCCTGTAAACGAATATTTTCAGGAGTAAGCCGGAGGCGGCGGTAGGAAAGGCGGAAATTTAAATGATAAGCGAGGCGGATTTTATTATTTATAATACTGCAAAAAAGAGAACGAAAGTATCTGACAATGCAGAAACAGATGCACAGACAATTGTAAGTTTGGAAAAAGAGGTTAGATATTACAGAAACAAAATTGAACAGATGGAAGGGGGACATGATAAAAAGAAAGGAACATAGAAAGCATATTATTTTTGTGTGACAGAAGGAAGTGCGAAACATGTAAGAAAGAATGCAAACATACTTTTGACATAAAACATGCTGAGAATTTTAAATTGTCCATAGGAGGGAAAGGTTTTACAGAAAAGGAAACATATACATACTTTAAAGTAGCCACGGCAGCAGGACCAGAAAGGTACACATGAGTAGAAAAACATCAAAAGAATATAGAGAGGAAAAGGCAAGGAGAGAAAAGGCTTTACAGACTGAAATTGCCATGGCAATTAAAGCTCCACCAATTAAGACGGGGAGTGCCACAGATCCGCCATATATATTTACTTGCCTTTGTCCTGATCCTGATAGAAGGAAATCGAAATATGCACCTATGTTAAGGATACATAAATCTATGAGAAAGTGAGGCGCGGTAATATGAATGATGCGGAAATGAGAAATGAGAATGAATATTACAGAATGAAAACGGCTGAACTTGAAAAGGGTGAGAATGCAGCCGATAGGCTTATAGGAATTATCGACAATGAAAAACAACGGTATAGCGATATAGTAGCATTAAGCCATGATGATAAGGCTAGAGCAACGGCACAAAATAAATGGAAAGCCTTAGATGATTTACAGAAAGAATTTGAACAGATACAAGTATAGCCTGACGAAAGGCGGGCGAGGCAGCAGGACCAGGAGGTGAAAAGATGCAAGCAGCTATTAAAAAAAGAGAAATGAAATTAAGTGATTATCATATTACGATTGATAAATATAATGAATTAAAATATTTCTGTAAACAGTATGACGAAAAGAAAAGAGAATTACATAAAAATTACGGTTTGGCATCGGCTTCCAATGATGGGCTTCCGAAAAGTAATACTCCTGGGAATCCTACAGAACGTACAGCAATTAAGAATATGATGTTACAAAGGGACATTGAGATAATAGAACAGACTGTAATGGAGGCAGATACAACAATATACAAATGGCTTTTAAAAAATGTCACACAAGGTATAAGCTATGAGTATTTGAACGGGGTACCAAAAAACAGAACGGACTTTTATTGTTCTCGAAGATACTTTTTTTACTTGCTTTCACAAAAAAAGTAAAAAGATGTGCACTGAGAGGGGGTACTTCCGTGATATTATGATATCATGCAAAAGGTAAAAAATACCAATTGCACACTTACTTCCTCCCCTTGTAAGTGGATTTAATGGTTATCAAAGAATCATATGCCCTCCGGGAAAAACGCCTGTCAAATGATGGGCGTTTTTCTTTGGAAAATAAAGAGGTGATTAATATGTTTGATTATTCGGGAACAAAATGGAAAGTTAAAAGGTTGCATGTCTTAAGGCTTGATGGATACAAAGATAGAGTTGCAGCTATGTATGGAAGGACACTGGAAGCAACGATTGTGCACCACATATATCCAGCGGAGGAATACCCGGAATATTCATGGTGTGATTGGAATTTAATCAGTGTAAGCATGGCAACACATAACAAATTAGAGAACAGAACTACCGGAGAATTAACAAAGATGGGGTGCGAACTCATGGAGCGAACGGTTCCAGGCATGGATTGGAGAAAAAAGAAAAAAATAGTCCCCCCCTCCCTTTGAAAAATCAATTATAAAATTCTCTAATGGACTGGGTAGCTTCTTCCAACTCTAAGCATTTTTTATGAAAGGGGGTAACGAGTGATGCAAAGTGCCACAACTAGGAAAAGCAACACAACAAAATTATATAACAAAACCATAGCAAATATGCGGGAACTTGGCACATTCAAAGCAGAATTTGATGCCCCCATTCGAAGGTATGCAGAACTATCTATACAGTATGGGATTTTGAATGATCAATGGTATGAAAACGACTGTGCAATTACCGAGAAATATACAAATAAGTCGGGAGCCACGAACCAGAGAAAAACGGCTTTGTATTTATCCATGGAAACGCTGCGCAAAGAATTAATAGAAATGGAAAATCTTTTCGGACTGACACCAAAGGGACTAAAAGCAATCAAAACAAAGGGACTTGATCAGGTTAAAATAAGCAAATTGGATCAGGCACTGATGAATAATGGCTGATTTCAAAAATTGGGATGTTGCGTTTGGATATGCAGAGGATATAGCAGCCGGAAAAAAGATTGCAAATGAGTACCGTGTAAAGGCGTGCCAGCGTTTTCTAGATGATTATGAAAGTAAAAAATATGATTTTGATCCCAAAGATGCAGAATTTGTTATCAATATTATCGAAAGTACATTCTGCCATTACCAGGGGGAGGATAAATATGGAGTACCACTAAGAGGACAGCCGTTCCTTTTGATGCCGTTTCACAAATTCATTATATACAATTTGCTTGGATTCAAAATGATAGGCACAGGAATCAACCGATTTCATGAATGCCTTATTTTTATACCCAGAAAGAACGTAAAAACATCTTTCGCGGGAGCGTTATCTTATGGACTTGGGATACTATACCGTTTATCCGGTTCTAAAATATATGTTGTGGCTGCGGCCCTAAAGCAAACCCTAGAAACATTTGACTTTGTTAAATTCAATATAGAAAATATGGGGGAAAGTGACGAAGAGGGCGGACACTTCCACATTATTGACAACAACAATGAACACTCCATAACAGCAGAAATAGGCGGCGGCATGATAGAACTTAATGCCCTTGCCGCAAATCCGGATGCACAGGATTCTTTTAACTGCAACATTGCGATTGCAGATGAAATACACGCTTTTAAAAAACCGAAACAATACAATTTGTTTAAGGAGGCTATGAAAGCCTACCGAAACAAATTGATGATTGGAATTTCAACCGCTGGTGATGATCCCAATAGCTTCCTCGCTCAAAAGGTGAAGTACTGCAAGCGTGTTCTGGATAAAGAAATTTCTGACGAACAGTATTTTATTTTTATATGTGAAGCTGATCCGTCAAAAAAAGAAGATGGGACAGAATACATAGATTATACCAATTCAGAGACGCATGAAATGGCAAATCCGGCTTATGGGGAATCGGTGCAAGCAGAAGAATTGCTAAATGATGCAATGCAGGCACAGAACGATCCGCAACAAAGAAAAGATTTTTTTGCAAAGTCTCTAAATGTATTTACCAGTGCCATGGATACATATTTTGATATGGCAGTTGTAAGAGCATCTGACGAGAAATATAACTGGTCATTGAAAGAACTTGCAAAGCTTCCTATCACTTGGTATGGAGGCGCGGATTTGTCAAAAATGCATGATCTTACAGGAACTGCGCTACACGGCAGATACAAAGATGTGGATATTGCAATTACTCACGCATTCATACCGATTACAACCGCACACGTAAAAGGTGAAGAAGATAATATACCGTTCTTCTGGTGGGAGGAACAGGAATGGTTAACCATGTGTAATTCTACGGTCATAGAGTATGAAGAACCTGTTAAATGGTTTATTGAAATGAAAAAGATGGGATTTAAAATCAAATGGGTGGGATATGACCGAAGATACAGCCGGGAATTTGTCCTTAAAATGAAAAAGGCTGGTTTTAAGGTACGAGATCAGTCTCAACGCTATGTTGAAAAAACAGAAGCATTTCGAGAGATTGAAAATAAATATTTGGAGCAGAAGTTTTATTATTGTCATAACAAAGCTTATGAATATTGCATTGAAAACGTAAAAGCTATCGAAGATAGTGACGATTTTGTGAGATTTGAGAAGGTGCAGCCAACACACAGAATTGATTTATTTGATGCGGATGTAATTGCATGTAAGCAAATGTTGATTGATATTGAAAAGGCACAGAAAGCGGGTGAATGGTTTGGCTAAAAGGAACAGGAAAATAAAACAGGTAAGGGCGGACCCAAAAACATCAATGTCATGGTTGTGCTCCACTGATGCGTATGAAAGTTTGTGTTGTTCTGGATATACAAAACTATCTGAAAATCCAGAAATAATGTCTGCGGTTAATAAGATATGTGACCTTATTTCTTCTATGACGATTCACCAAATGGAGAATACCGAAAAAGGAGATATCAGAATAAAAGATGGTCTTTCACGAATGATGGACATTGAACCAAACACCAGAATGACAAGAAAGACTTTTATATCTACTATCGTAAGAAATTTACTTTTAAAAGGTGATGGAAACAGCATCGTGTTGCCAGAAACCAGGGACGGTTATCTTAACAATATGAGGCCGATACCGCCGGGGCAAGTAACCTTTGTCAATTACAATGCTTATGATTATCAAGTATCTATAAATGGTACAGTATACAACCCAGATGATGTACTTCATTTTGTAATAAATACGGATGAAGATTATCCGTGGAAAGGAACTGGATACCGTACAACCTTAAAAGAGGTTGCGCAGAACTTGAAGCAGGCAGCGGCCACAAAGAAAGGTTTTATGGAAAGCAAGTGGAAACCTTCTGTTATTATAAAGGTTGATGGGTTAACGGAAGAATTTGCTTCACTAGAAGGAAGGGAAAACCTTCTTAAAAGTTACATTGAAACCGGAAAAGTAGGCGATCCATGGCTTATTCCGGCAGAACAGTTTGAAGTAAAAGAAATAAAACCTCTTTCCCTGCAAGATCTTGCCATATCGGATGCGGTAACGATTGATAAGAAAACAATAGCCGCAATCCTTGATGTACCACCGTTTATTGTAGGAGCAGGGGAGTACAAAGAAGGGGAATGGAATAACTTCATAAATACCAGAATCAGGCCATTATGCAATGTTTTGGAATTAGAATTTACAAAAAAGCTTTTGATCAGCCCGAACCGATATTTTCGATTTAATGTAAGGAGTTTATACAATTATGACATTAAAACGCTATCAGAAGTTGGAGCAAATCTGTACACACGGGGGATCGTAGAAGGAAATGAAGTTAGGGACTGGATCGGTATGTCACCGAAAGAAGGTCTTGACAAACTTGTCATTCTTGAAAACTATATTCCGGCTGGTATGATTGGAGATCAAAAGAAATTAAATCAAGGAGGTGAGGACAACGGATAGGGAAACAAGACAGGTACGAAGCGTACCTTTACAATTTAAAACAAGGGCAGACGATGCAACCGGTGATAAATATATCGGCGGTTATTTTTCTGTATTTAATACAAATTATGAAATATGGCCGGGAGCAACGGAGAGCGTGGCACCGGAAGCATTTGACGGTGCACTTGCAGATGATATCAGATGTCTTGTGGATCATGATACCAGATTGGTGTTAGGCAGGACAAAAGCCGGGACATTAACTCTTAAGACAGACAGCCGGGGGCTTTGGGGAGAGGTTAAAATCAATCCAAACGATTCCGATGCAATGAATCTGTACGAAAGAGTAAATCGTGGTGACGTGGATCAATGCTCATTCGGATTCGACATTGTGGAAGAAGAATTTGAGGATAATGGCAGTTCAATACACTGGACCATTAAAAAAGTGAAATTGTATGAAGTTTCAGTTGTGACATTCCCGGCGTATTCTGATACGTCAGTTTCAGCCAGAAAAAAGCAGGCAGAAACAATTAAGAAACGTAGTCTTGATGCCTGGAAGCAAAGCACACTGAAAAAGTTGAAAGGAGAACAATAATGGCTTTAAGAACACTGCTATTAAGAAGCAAACTTGACGCAAAGAAAAAGACTCTGGAAGAGTTGAGAAAAAAAGATAGTGATTTTACAACGAGGGAAGCGGAAATTGAAGCCGCGGTAAATGAAATGACTGAGGATACCAGCGAGGAAGATAGGCAGGCGGTGGAGCAGCAGGCAGAAGATTTTCAGAAAGAAAAAGATGAACATGACCAGGAAAAAAAGAACCTGGAAACAGTAATCAATGAAATTGAAGAAGAAATCAGAGCAGAGGAAGAAAAGAAGCCAGCACCAGCAGCAGGCCCGGAAGAAAGAAAGGAAGGTAAGGTTGAGACGATGAAAACCAGAACTAAATTTTTCAACATGAACATTCAGGAAAGAGACGCTTTTCTTGGAAATGAGGAAGTAAAAAGCTTTTTGCAGAGAACAAGAGAAATTGGCACAGCAGCAGCAGGCGGACAAAAGCGGGGAGTTACAGGGGCAGATTTAACAATTCCAACAGAAGTACTTGAACTGATCCGGGAAAACATTACAATATTCTCAAAGCTTGTAAGTAAGGTTAGGTTACGTCCTGTTTCTGGTACAGCAAGACAGAATATTATGGGAACAATCCCGGAAGCGGTCTGGACAGAAATGTGCGGAAAGCTGAATGAACTTAATTTCGGATTCAATCAGGCGGAAGTTGATGGCTATAAAGTAGGCGGAGTTATTTATATCTGTAATGCAACGCTTGAAGATAGTGATTTAAACCTTGCAGAAGAAATTATTAATGCTCTTGGTGCTGCCATTGGAATTGCACTTGATAAGGCTATTCTTTATGGATTTGGAACAAAGATGCCGCTTGGGATTGCGCCGAGACTTGCACAGGCAGCAGAACCTAGTGATTATCCGGCAAATGCAAGACCGTGGGTGGATTTGCATGCAAGCAATATCATTACGATTGACAGTTCAAAACACGGGATTGATTTTTATAAAGAAATTGTAACAGCGAGCGGAGCCATGAAAAGCAAGTATTCTACTGGTGGGAAGTTTTGGGTAATGAATGAAACAACCTACACAAAATTAAAAGTAGAAGCTATGACGTTTAATAGCGCGGGCGCGATCCTCGCAGTACAGGACGGAACCATGCCAGTGGCAGGAGGAGAGATTATTACCTTATCTGATGATATTATTGCAAATGATGTAATCATTGCTGGATATGGTGATTTATACCTCTTGGCAGAAAGAGCAGGGTCTACGTTTGCAAGGAGTGACGAATACCGTTTTGCAGAAGATCAGGTTGCCTTTAAAGGAACTGCAAGATATGATGGCCTTCCGGTTATCCCGGAAGGATTTATTATTATTGGGCTTGGTGCGGCTCCTGCAACATCTGCGGTATTTGCTGGGGATACTGCTAACGATGCAAGCTTACAGGAGTTAACTCTTGGAAGTGAAACGCTCTCTCCTGTGTTTGCGACTGGTACATATGCCTATGCGGTGACAGCTTCCGGCACAAGCGGAGCGGTTAATGCTACAGCAAACCAGAGCGGAGCGAAAATTGATATTGCCTATAATGGTAAAAGAGTAAATAATGGTGCAAGTGTTACCTTTGCAGCAGGAACAAACGATCTTGTAATTACTGTAAAGAATGGACTTGGCTCATTAACCTATACAGTAACAATTACGAAAGCGTAAGGTGAACTAAATGGACGAAGCGGCTAAATTAGTGGTGCTTAAGCAGGATTTGCAGAGGCTTACCACCGCGAATGATGATTATTTAAAAAACCTAATGAAGTTGGCTGCAAGTGCAATTAAAACCGAAGGAATAACGCTCACGGAAGGAGATATTGATTCAGATATGGCGGTGATACAGTACGCCGCCTATCTCTTCCGCAAGAGGGCAGGAACCGACACGGCAATGCCGCGTTTTTTGCGCTGGCAGCTTAATAATATGCTTTTCAGCCAGAAAGGAAAAGCAACATGACATTTGATGATGGAATCTTGACGATTTATTCCGTTGAAAATATGGCGAAGTCAGGGAAAAAACCTGTATATGGGTTGGTGGAAAAATCAAAGCATTATTTTGGTTATCAGACATTAGGTGTAACAAGATATTATGAAGCGAAAAAAGCGGATAGTATTATCGAATCCGTTGTCAGAATTCCGGATTGGAATAATATTCTTGCAACGGATATTTGTATTCTGGAAAATGATGTACAATACCGTCTTTCCATGGTGCAGCCAACCATGGACGAAAATAATTTAAGAATCACAATTTTGTCACTGGAAAGGAACGGTGAACAGTATGCTATCAAAACTTGATCAGGTAAGAAATGCCCTGCTTTCTGTAACAGAGAATGTAGGGCATTATGAAGCCTTAAACCAGACGGATAAATATATCGTATGGGCGGAAGATGGCGAGGGAAGTTCTGCGGAAGGTGATAACTACAAGTTAGAACAATCCATACAGGGAACGATTGATTATTATACAAAAGATGAAGATGATCCAAATGCGGAAGGGATACAAACGGCTTTAAAGGCTGCGCGTATCTCTTTTTATTTAAACGCTGTTCAATATGAAGATGAAACCCAATATATTCACTTTGAATGGGTTTTTGAGGTTGCATAATGGCAAAAATGACTGTTAAAGGTATTGATGAATACGCATTAAAACTCTCAAAGCTTGGAGAGAAAACCGAGGAAATAGCAGGAAAGGCAATTTATGCTGGTGCGGAGGTTGTAGCAGATTCCATCAAGCAGAACTTAGATGGTTTAGGAACGGTAGATGATAAATATAATTTGATTGCGTATAAACAGGGAAGGAAATCGAAGCTTTCAGAGAAACAAAAAGAAGGACTGAAAAAATCATTCGGTATTACAAAAATGCAGAAAGATAGTGATGGATTTTACAATGTAAAGCTTGGATTTGATGGGTACAACGATGTAAAAACAAAGAAGTATCCAAACGGACAGCCAAACCAGCTTATAGCCCGTATAGCAGAATCTGGTTCTACATTTATGAATAAAACGCCTTTTATTCGTACTGCTGTAAATCAGACCAGAAAACGGGCACAGGAGGCTATGCAAAAGCCAATAGAAGAAGAGACAATAAAGATTATGGGATAGGCTACGCCTATCTTTTTTTGAAAGGAGAAACGCAAATGGCAATTAAAGGCTTAAGTATCCCGGTGTTTGGAAAATATGCATTCAATGACACTACAAAAACGGTTACCTATACGAATGGGATCATTGGAGGACATGCGATTGAATATACAATTTCAGTGGAATCAACCGAGGACAATCCGCTTCATGCTGATAACAAGGTCATTGAGAACGATGTGGGAAAATTCAGCAGCGGAACATTATCACTTGGAACTGACGATCTTACGGCAGCAGTTTCGAAATATTTGTTAGGATTAAAAGAAGTAAGTGTGACGGTTGAAGGACTTACAGATGTAACAGAAACAATATACGATGATGAAGCCGTAGCGCCTGAACTCGGGTTTGGTATTATTGAAATGCATCAGAAAAACGGCGTAGATATGTTCAAAGCCGTCATTCTTTGCAGAACCACAATGAATATACCGGAAGATACGGCGAAAACAAAAGCTAAATCTATAGAATGGCAGACAAAGACCGTTGAAGGTACTATTCAGAGAAGTGAGGAAAATACCGTGCAAAGAAAGCACCCATGGAAGCGTGAAGTGTGGTTCGATACGGAAGATGAAGCATTATTGTACTTAAAGACGGTATTAGGGGTTCCGTTAGATGGAGAAGGACCGGAGGGACAAGAATAATGAACAAAACATCTTACATGGAAATAGGTGGAAAGCAGTATCCGCTGCGATTTGGAATAGGAACTGCAAAGGCAATGTCTGAAAAGTTCGGTTCGATGGAGAAGATGCTTGAATCAATGAAGGATCGGCCTGAAAATGAAATCATAGATGCAATGATATGGATGATAGAAGCATTAATACGTCAAGGCTGTGCTTATAAAAACATATTTGAAGCGGATTTACCAATCCAGGACAATGCACCTGTAAAAGAAGGAAAGTATATCCCTTTGACAAAAGAAGAAATTGAAATAGGGATGGAAATCTCAAACATTGCACAATTAAAGGAACTAATTTTTAGTACCGTAATATCAGAAAGTGCACCAGAGATCAAGACAACACCGAAAGGAAAAGAAGAAAAAAACGCCGGAACCGCGTAGGGGGTGATACCTTTACGTGGTTTTTCCTATGGCGCGGGATTCTTAATATTCCAACATTAGAGTACTGGCTTCTCACACCGGGAGAAATGCAGGATTTGATTTCTTGTTACCAGATTTCAAACGGAATCGCAGAGGCACAAAAAGCAGAACATGATGAGAAGTATATACCAGATTTGAGGTGATAGTATGGCAGTAGACATAGGCCCTAAAATTGGAATTGACGGGGAAGCCGAATTTAGGAAACAAATAAATTTACTTACAACGCAGATAAAAACGTTCGGTAGCGAAATGCAAGCCGTTACATCAGAATTTGGAAGCAACCAGAAAAGTGCCGAAGCTCTCACTGCAAAAAATGAGGTACTTAATAAGTCCATTGATTCGCAAACCCAAAAGTTGGAAGAATTAAAGAAGGGACTTTCACAATCCCAGGAACTATACGGGGAAAATGATATAAAGACACTGAAATGGCAGCAGGCAGTAAACAATGCAACGACAGACCTAAATAAAATGAAGAACCAAGTAGCGGATAATGACGGCGCTTTAGAAAAGCTTAAAAGTTCAGAACAAGCGGCTACTAACGAGACTGAAAGGTTTGGTTCTGCATTTGAAAGGGTTGGAGGGGTTCTCAAAGGTGCTGGAGCGGCAATGGGTGCTGTTGTGGTCGCTGCTGGAGCCGCTGCAATCAAGCTGGGGCAAGAAGTAGTGCAGCAGTTCGGGGAACTAGAACAGAATCTTGGTGGTTCGGAGGCTGTATTTGGAAAATATGCCGCCTCAATTCAAAAAACCGGAGAAGAAGCATACAAGAATCTTGGCGTATCTCAGAGTGAATATCTTGCCACTGCAAATAAAATGGGCGCATTGTTTCAAGGCTCTGGAGTAGAACAACAAAAATCCATGGAATTGACTGAAAAAGCAATGCAGAGGGCGGCTGATATGGCATCTGTCATGGGTATTGATATGCAGGATGCCCTGGATTCCGTTGCAGGAGCAGCAAAGGGAAACTTTACCATGATGGATAATTTAGGCGTAGCCATGAATGCGACAAGCATTCAGGCTTACGCTGCAAGTAAGGGCCTGGATTTTGTATGGGATTCCGCTTCCAATGCTGAAAAAGCCGAAGTTGCCATGCAGATGTTTTTTGAAAACACAGAACAATATGCCGGAAACTTTGCAAAAGAATCTACGGAAACAATTTCGGGATCTATTGGATTATTACAAGCCGCTCTTGGATCGTTCACGGCGGGGCTTGGAAACGCAGATGCCGATATGTCAAATCTAACGGAAAATCTTGTAGACGCTTTTCAGGCGGTTGTTAAGAACATTGTTCCAGTATTAGAAAATATCGTTGCAGCTCTTCCGAGCGCTATGGGAGCGATATTGCAGGCAATCGGGGACCTGCTTCCTATGCTTTTGCAAACGGTTACGGAACTCTTCACGCAAGTGCTGAATACGATTTTAAGCCTCTTACCTGAACTCATACCAGCCGCCGTGGATTCAGTAATGACGATAGTCGGCGCACTGATTGACAACCTTCCGCTTTTAATTGATGCGGCGGTGCAGTTGGTCACGTCTTTAGTACAGGGAATCGGTGACGCTTTGCCGAAACTCATACCAGCAGCGGTTACAGCAATAAATACGATTGTAAAGGGATTGGTAGATAACTTACCTATGCTGTTGGACGCAGCATTGCAGTTAATCATGGGATTGGCACAGGGATTACTTGATGCCGAACCGCAGTTAATAGAAGCCCTGCCGGAAATCATAACGGGAATCATAGAATTTATTATAGGAGCGATTCCCCAGATTATTGATGCAGGGATTCAGTTATTAGTGGCACTTGTGGATGCTATGCCGGATATTATCAAGGCGATTGTAGCGGCTCTGCCTCAAATCATAAATGGCATAACAACGGCTTTAATCGGAGCAATTCCCCAACTCGTTGATGCGGGTGTTAAGCTGTTCATTGCCTTAATAGAAAACCTACCAACTATCATAGTGGAGATTGTGAAAGCTGTGCCGCAGATCATAGATGCTTTGGTAAAGGGATTTTCTGGATCAATCAGTCAGATAGAGCAAGTCGGAGGAAATCTTATCAAGGGATTATGGAAGGGAATTTCTGACACCGGAGAATGGTTGAGGGATAAAATATCAGGCTTTTTTGGTGGAGTGGTGGATGATATTAAGGACTTTTTCGGAATACACTCTCCATCCACACTGTTTGCAGGACTTGGGACATATATGGCGCAGGGGCTGGGGATCGGATTTGAAAAGACAATGGCCCAGGTCGGAAAGGATATGCAAAATGCGATCCCAAACGAATTTGATAATGCAGAGCAGGAACTTGCAAAGTTAAATGCAAACAGTAACTTTAATATAATGTCAAACGGTAATGGGGCAGCGTTTGCGCAGCTTATAAACGCAATTAGTGATATGAGAGTGATCCTTGACACAGGAAAAACGGTCGGAAGCCTAACACCGGCTTTTAATACCTCATTAGGCGGATACACAAATTCGGTGGGGAGGTATTCCATATGATGTCAAATAATGGCGTGAGCCTGAACGGAAGACATACATTATATGATTACGGGCTTTATGTAACAAATACAAATCCGGTCGCACCTCCAGAAGCAAAAACGCAGCATATTGAAGTACCGGGAAGAAATGGAAACATTGACATAACAGAAGCACTGACAGGGTATACCATTTATGGAAACAGGGATATTACATTGCAGATGGGCGGGAAGAAACTGGAAAACGCTTGGCCGTCATTCATGAGTGATTTTTTAAATGAAATCCACGGAAAACAGGTTAAAGTAATTTTTGATGATAATCCAGATTACTACTACATAGGCCGAGCGTCCATCGAAAGCGATTATACAAGGGGAAACAGAATCGCCACTTTCACGGTAACAATTGATGCGGAGCCATACAAATATGATTTGTTAAGCACTATTGAGCCTTGGAAATGGAACCCGTTTAATTTTGTGAATGGTGTGATCAGACAGTATGGAAATATTACGGTGAGTGGCAGCAGGGAATATACTGTCACAGGCAGCGAAATGCCAGTTATTCCGATATTCATTGCTTCCGCCAGCATGACCGTAGCATTTGAAGGAAAAACATACCAATTAAGTGCAGGAGAAAATAAACTGTATGACATTGTAATATTGAACAGACAATATCAGCTTACATTTACCGGAAACGGAACAGTAAACATCATTTACAGGGCAGGGAGGTTATAAAAATGTACAGAGTTACAGTACTGACAGATGGCATGGAATACATGCTGCATGACATTCATTCAGAAGATGAACAGATTTATGATGATGAACTATCTGAAACCATGGGGAGAACAGAAACATTTAATTTTACGATTGCCCCCACACACCCAAATATAGATAAAATTAATACATTTACATCAGAGATAAGAATATATCAAGATGGAAAAGTGATCTTTTTCGGAAGGTCCATTACCCCGCAGTGGGATATGTATAATACAAACACAGTTCAGTGCGTTGGTGGGCTGTCTTATCTTGCGGACAGTATGCAGGCACCTTTTGAGTTGACCGGAAACGTTGATAATTTAATAACCCAATTGCTTGCAGTACATAATAGTATGGTAGCAGCTGATAAGCAATTCCAAAAAGGAATCGTAAATGTTGCCGGAACATTTATTACAAGAACACTGGAAAGCTATACCCCGATCCTTGATGTCCTTCATAATTTCCTTGATGGTTACAATGGATATTTAAGGGCAAGAAAAGAAAATGAAATCAATTATCTTGATTTTGTATCAGATTACGGGGGGATAAACAGTCAGGTAATCCGATTCGGACAAAATATTTTAGATGTACAAAAAGGGGCCGATGCAAGCGAATTAATCACTTGCCTAATCCCGGAAGGGGATTCTGTTGATATAACAAATCCTGACGGAACCACAGGAAGCCAAACTGTTGATGTTACATCAGTGAATGGTGGGAAAAACTACATAGAAAGCGCGATAGGCGTGGAAAAATGGGGCAGGATTTTTGGGTATGCAAAGTTTGAGGGAATCATAGATCCGGCCACTCTTTTACAGGAAGCAACAACGTACCTGGAAAATAAGATTTTGCTGCCGGAAACAATTGAACTGAATGCTATTGATTTATCTCATATGGATACAACCGTAGATGCATTTAAAATGGGGTTTTGGACGCAGTGCGAATCGAAACCGCATAGCCTTTCGGGGATCTATCTGCTGAAAAAGATGGTGAGACATTTAACTGCACCTCAGAATGATAAGATTCTGCTGGGAGAGACCCAAAAGACACTAACGGGTGCAGTAGCAGATACGAAAAGAAATTTAACCATACAGATTGACAAGGTAAAGCAGAGTACCAGTAAAGAGATAGAACAGAAGGTAAACAATGCCACAAGCCTAATCACCGGAGGCTTGGGAGGTTATGTGGTGCTTGATGTGTATGATCCGAACACAGGGGAGAAAATCCACCCATGGCGAATCTTAATCATGGATTCGCCGGAGAAAAACGCGGCAAATAGTGTGATCCAGATCAATAAAAACGGAATCGGATTCAGCACAACCGGAATCAATGGCCCCTACCGGAACGCTTGGACCATTGACGGAAATCTTGTGGCAGATTTTATTACAACCGGATCAATGCTTGCAGACCGGATCAGAGGCGGTATGTTAGAGCTTGGCGGCACTGGATTAGGAAAAGATGGATCAATCATCGTAAAGAATGCAGCAGGAGCTACCATAGGGACTTGGGATAAGACGGGACTTCATGTAATGCTTGGTGTGATAGAAGGCAGCGAGATTCGGGGATCGTCAATCATCGGTGGTGCTATAAATATCGCAGATACTTTTATGGTATATGGCGATGGAGAAGTTGTTATAAATGCAGGGGTACTTAACCTTGGGCCTGTAAGCATTAATAGTAATTATTCAGACTTGGGAGCGTTTAGGGTTACTAATCAACAATATGGAACTTTTTACAGCTCAAACGGGGAAATTGAGCTTATGACAAGTCAATCAATTGAAGGAAATCCTATGCTTAAGATAATGAAAAATGGAAAGACAACAATTATTGGATTTGGATCAATAACAACTGGTGACATATGGTTAACCAATCGGGATGATTTTTGGGGAGGTTGGACAATAACTGATGAAATAATTTTATTGCATAATAAGGTATTTGGAACAGATTATTAAAAATAATATGGAAAGGAGGTTGAAATTAAAAGAAATAATGGATATAATACAGACATGGAGGTAGAGACGATGAAAAAAATAAAAACAATATCTATATTGACTGTATTATTTATCATGTTATTTTCCTTTAATATTTTTGCCATGGAAAAAGGATATGTAAAAGACCCGGAGCGTCCAACTCCTCAAAATGAAACGAAATATGAGGATCGTACACTCAATTATAGATGGGTCTGGTTAGACGATGAAACTTGTGTAAGATTTAAATTGTATGAGAATTCTAAAAAATATGATATAGAAAGACAGTATTCTATGGGAGTATTATCACGCTGGGGCGGAGAAGCTGATCATGTCAATAAACGTATGAAAACTAAAATCCGTGAAGCGTATTCGGGAAAATGGACCCAGGCAGCAAACGGGATATGGTCATTCTCCTTTGATGATTGTACAATTCCAGTAGGGGTAGCAAAGATTGACGGCATATTATATGCTTTTAATACCTACGGAGAGTTAAAGGCCGAGTATGAGTATTACACAGGCTTTAAAACCGAAGCAGACGGCCTTGTGAAAGCAGATAGTGCAGAATTTGTACAGTGGATAGGAACACAGTATTTACCAGAATGTACCAGCCACGAATAAAATAAAATATGATTCAGAGAGCAGAGCGGAAGCCCTGCTCTTTTTGCGTACAAAAATGCCTTAGAAAGGAAGTGATACTATGGCGGATATAAGTGCGGAAATTCAGGCATTTAGGGATGCGGTATATGGAGAAGAAGTCAGAGGGAGTATGATTTCCCTTGCACAAAAGGTAAATGCTGATGGTGAAAATGCTCTATCACAAGTGGCGCAACAAGTCACCAGAATAGACGGTATAGCCGCAGAAGCAACACAAACATTAGATGCTGCAAATATGGCAATAAATACTGCAAATGAGGCGATAAACGAAGCAGAGGAAACACTTGTAGAAGGTCAGCAACAAGTGCAGCAGGCAGCAGGCAACGCAAAACTTTCAGAAAGTTGGGCCAAAGGACTAACAGGAGTACGCCAAGGTGAAGATAGTAATAATAGTGAATTTTTTAGCAAACAATCTAGAACAGAAGCAGATCGGGCCAAGGAAGAAGCTGACAGGGCGCAGCAATATGCCGGAATAACCATACCGAACATATATATTAATTTTGCAAGTCGTGATTTAGAGTATACATCGGCAGAGGATATTGTATTTGAAATAAATTATCAAACAAGAAATTTGGAATGGGAACCAGTGGCATAAGCCAGAAAGGAGTTTTATGGCATCAGCAGGAAGAATTTTGATGTTTCCGGTGGGAGATTGGATATCAGGGAATGATTACGGAATCCTTGATATCGTCTACCATGAAGGATCATCTTACATAGCAAAAGTAAATATTAATGGCAGCGCAATGCCTCCATCAGAAGATACAACAAACTGGCAGATACATGCCAGGGGGTTTGGAGCGGATGCACTATCAGAAATTACAGCAACCGATACCAGCGGAGCGCTGGGGACAGTAGGGGCGAGTGTAATCAGTCAGGCCCTTATTGATGTAATATCAGATAAGGCAATGACAAAGTTAATACCGTATGTAAATATCGTAAATAATTTTCTGGCTACCAACCCAAACACTGTTTTGTCCGGTCCGATGGGTAAGAGTTTAAAAGATCAGCTTGAACAACTAAATAGCAATTTAGCAGCAATGAGAACCCCTATATTATTAGGAAAAATAACTGCAGTTGGCTCAATTAGCATCAATGCATCATTATACCGAGAAATCGCGTTATATATAAAAACATCAGCCGGAGGATTTTTGCCGCCAGTAATAATACATACCAATTTATTGTCAGCTTCCCCTGTGAGGGTGCATCCTACTATGTTTTATGGTGTGAGTAATTATTTGAGTACGACGGTCGACATTTCATTAACTGCGATAAATTATGTTAGTTCATCGGCATCTGAATCTAGCTTCTCAAGTCTTGATGCCTGGGGGATAAAATGATCATTTAGGTATCAGCACAAGGATATTTATTATAGCTTCTGCCGCATTACTACTTGCCCATGCCCTGAATGCGGTGGCTGTCACGCCTGTGAATGAGGTATTTACGGAAAGATTAGCCCCGGATATACTTGAAAATAAAAATGGTATACCTCCACCACTATTGGAAATCGTGAAGTCATGATAATATGATCCGCCATACGCAGTAAAAGCTGAAAGGTAGTAAGATATGATAGTCGCCTTGTACGGTAAATCACTTTTATCAGCTTTCAGTGCTAAATTGCTATTTAACGAACTAAATAAACTTGTAAACAAGTCCCTTATCGGGGCTTATTTTATTGCTATGAATTGGCAGAAAGGAAAACAAATGAAAGAAAAAATGGTTCTTAATGATGGAACTATAATTGAATTAGAGGTAGCAGCCAGCCTTACAGGGCTTACTACAGTTTTCACGGATTGGAGGGCAGCAGCTACCGTCATGCCGAAACTGACAGAAGAAAACTTGTCAAAAGTAGAAGTGCAGAACGGGGAGGGTTTAAACAGAGGTAATTACACTGACCTTGTGCTGCAGCCTGGATCATGGGAAGAAAAAGCAGATGGTTTATACATCACAATTTCATTACGTGAAAAAACTGACTTGGAAAAGCGTATGGATAATATGGAATCAGATCAGGAGGTTCAGAACGAGGCAATCACAGAACTTGCCGGATTGGTGGGAGGTGCATAACAATGGTGGCTTTTTATTTGATGCGGATTAGCACCGGGAATATGATACTAGAGGAAGTTCCACCGAAGTGGCATGATAAAGTTGAGGAAAAGTTAAAGGAAGAGTGAGGTAAATGAAAGTGAAATTTATTGACAAATACAATGCTTTGGTAGGAGCAGCGGTAACAGTACTGACGGCTTTGTTCGGTACATATTGGTATCTGTTTGCAGGATATTTATTTTGCAATATAGTGGATTATGCAACAGGTTATGCAAAGGCCAGAAAGAACCACACAGAATCAAGCAGTATTGGTATTATCGGGATCGTGAAAAAGATAGGCTATTGGCTCATTGTCTCGGTATCATTCTTGATCCCAAATATGTTTATAAATCTGGGAAAAGATATGTTCGGAATAAACCTATCTTTTCTAGAACTGCTTGGCTGGTTTACGCTTACGACACTCTTAATAAATGAGATCAGGAGTATATTGGAAAATCTTGTGGAATATGGCTGCGATGTGCCGGATTTTTTGATCAAGGGGCTTGCGGTTACCGAAAAACTGATATCAGCAGGAGCGGACAAAACAGAATAAAACAGTGCAGGCCCGGACTACACCGGGCCTTTTAATTTGGATTGGAGGAATGACGATGAATGCAGAACAGAAGCGGCAGGCGGTATGCGAAAAATACGCAACGATCATAGGAAGAAACCTATACAGCCAGACACTACGGGATTACTGTTTCAAAAAGTATACTGATGGAAAATACTATAGCGATTGTAGTAGTTCAATATGCTATGCCTATAAAGAGACCGGGGAAGGTTTCGGAATACTCAATACAGCCGGAATATACCAGTCAGGTAAACTTACTACCATTAATGTAGATATTGCATCAGGAATCCCGGATATATCGCTCCTGCGTAAAGGGGATATGTTAGAGTTTGCCGGGACAGATGCAAGCAGGCCCCTTAGGATTGGTCACGTAGAAATGTATTGCGGTAACGGTATTATCTGCGGACATGGCAGCGGTATGCCGTCATATAAGGATATTATAGCATACTGCAAGAGCCGTTACGGTTCATTTACCACAGACGGATGGCGTAAGGGCCTTGTATGTGTAAGGAGATATATAAAGGACGATGCGCAGCCCGTTCCTGAACCAATAAAACTATCCGGGTGGAATCAGGAGCCGGACGGCTGGCGTTTTTACCTTGGAAATTCTGGTGACCCAGTCCGCAATGCTTGGTATTTGGATTCTGATGGGAAATGGTACTGGTTTGATGGTGCGGGGATCATGATTGCAAACAAGTGGTATAAGTATAATGGTGAATGGTACTACATGGGAGCAGATGGGGCCATGGTAAAAGGTTTACAAACAATTGATGAAAAATGGTATTTCCTGGACAAAGATGGCAAGATGAATACTGAACCAGTAACATTGACACCGGATCAGGACGGGGCATTGCAGTATCCAGGATTGACAGCATAAAGTTATAGGCAGGCACCGCAATATCGGGCCTGCCTTTTTTTAATTAAGAAAATAGCAATTTAGCACTGAAAGCTGATAAAAGTGATTTACCGTACAAGGCGACTATCATAT